CACCACCAGTTTTTGCGGGAGTCGCAGGAATTATTGGTCTATGGATTGGCTTTACAGTACTAACAAAAATAATATCCTAGGAGGAAAATTATGAATACAGAACAAATTAAGGCACTGCTTGCATCATACGGAAGATCAGTTCTTGCATCAGGCCTTGCACTATACATGGCAGGCGTGACAGATCCAAAGGATCTATGGACAGCACTCGTTGCTGCAATAGCACCTGTTGCAATTAGAGCAATCAATCCTAACGACAAAGCTTTTGGTATCTTGCCAGATGCTAAAGAGGTAGAGGCTGCTCTAAAGACTGCTAAGGCACCTGTAAAGAAGGCTGCTAAGAAAGCTGCAAAGTAGTAGTTGCTTATAGGGGGGTCAGTCCACAACTGGGCTGGCCCTCTTTCTGCTATAATTAAAATATATGTCAAAAACAGCTCTGATAATGTGTACTTATGTAAGGTTTGAAAACCTTAAGATTACTTTGAGCTGCATAAAAAGACAAACCAACCAAGACTTTAATTTTTATATAATTGATAACTCTAACAGACATGAGAAATTATTAAAGCATCTTGAAAAATATGGCAACGGTATAGATGTAACTGTACATAACTACGAGAATGAATTTAAACAATTTAGTAGATTCCTATTAGCAAGAGATTTAGCTGAACAAGGATATGAAAAGATAATCTTTATTGATGATGATGAGATTCTTTCAGATACATTTATACAAGATTGCCATGATCAATATGAGCCTAATAAAGTAAAAAGCTTTTGGGCCCACATGATTGAGAAGATTTATAATAGTAAGGTTAAGTTGGAGCAAGGTGAGTGTGGCAATTATGCAGGAACGGGTGGATTGATATGTCACTCAAGCCTATTTCTTAATGATGACTTTTTTGATTGCCCAGAAGAGTACTGGATTATTGATGACCTGTGGTTATCTTTTTATATATTAAAGAATACAAACCTTAAAATTCAGGAACTTAAAACAAACATTGAATTTATTAGAGATAGTAAGGCAACATTTATGACCCTTGGCAACTTAAAGCAAGAGTTCTCAGAAGAGTTTATTATTCCAGTGTCAAAGGTTTTGGGGCTAAAGCTCTAGCAAGTCCTGATATTTTTGGTATAAGGTTTCATTAGAGAAATTATTAATACCTATATCAAAAGCTTTACTTTTATTTAGAAAAATATCACTATCATAATAATCATCAACTAACTTAGCAAGCATCTTAGCATCACCTTCATATACATCAAGCATAGTGCGAGTCATTAGCCTATCAATCTTCTTAGAGTCTACAAGCCATTGCTCTGGAAGTATGCTGTTGTTGGGAGATATATTGGTCATAAAAACGGGTAGAGAGGCCAATAGAGCCTCGTTCATAGGCAAACACAACCCTGCATATCTCCTAGGCAAGATCATAGCGTCATAGCCCTCATAAAGGCTTTCTCGTGTTTCTGGATTAGAGGTATCAATAGTCAATCTTGGATCATCACATTTTATATCTAGTGGGGTTTGACTTTTAATTACCAGCTCATAATCAGCCTTAGAATAATTAAGCATCTCAATAACTGTATTAGTTCCATTCCTATCCTTTACTGCTGCCTTGCCACCAATATGTAATATTTTTTTATGTGTTTTTGATATGTTAATATTTTTTGCATTTAAAAATAAATCAACACTTGTTGGAGGTGGAAGGTGTATGACCTTTGCTCTATCGCTAAACTTCTTTACAACATCTTCAAAGTTCCATAGGCTAGGGGAAACTAATATGTCTGGCAGTTCAACATCTGGGTTTACTAAATAGTCTAAGAATTCATAGTTGTATTGAAGAATAGTTTTAACTTTTCTTTTCTTTGCCATAGTAATAAATGAGTTATGATAAAAGATTTCACAGCTAATTACTACATCTAAGCCATCCAAGAATTTGGATACCTCTTCTTTGGAGGCCATGCCATACTTAGTTGTTGTAACATTGTATTCAGAATACCACTCTGGGTGTTGCTCGTTGCCATTAAAATGTGAGGAATCAATAAGAAGAATCTTAGTAGGATTAAGCATTTTAACTAATTCTCTAGTTTGATTACCTAGCCCAGTATTATCAGATCTTGCAATGATTCCTAATCTCACAAGTCCATCTCTCTGTAAAGCTGTCTTAATCCTTTTAGTGTTCCAATATCCATATACTTACCGCCAGGTTTTACTGCTCTTATGTTTCTGCCGTCTAAGATCCAGTCCTTTATTTGTTTTCCTGGATGCTCCAGTTCTGGATCTAAATATCTAATCATGTTCTTTCTAAACATCATGGTCCCCCACATATCTGGATAGTCACAATTTTCTGTTTTATCTTCAGAACCAATGACCTTATCTCCAGAAAGTAATACCTGTCCAACACGACCCTTTATATCATTACTACATTCCCAAACACCTAAAACTAAATCAGCATTTGTTTGCTTCATCATTTCTTTATAAATATTTACGGGTGAGTTCAAGATATAAGTATCTGGCATTCCAACAAGAACGGTATCATTTTGTTCACCAACCATAAACTTGACGGCATCTGACATTGTTGATGGTTCCCGCACAATTAACTTAACATTCATATCCATGTTTTGTATAATAGGAACCCATTCAGCCCTAGTTGATATACGAACTTCATCACATACTTCTAACATTTGCTCTACATGCCACTGAAGTAATGATCTCTCATCAGAGATAGGCAAACAGAACTTTGGTATGCCACCAATCCTTGATGCTTTTCCAGATGCTGGTAAAATTCCTATTGTTTGCATTATATTAAACCATAGTTTCTCTTTAGGGTTGCTATATCATTTACTGGCCAATAGTCTAAAGATTTTGTAGGATCGTTAAATGGATGCTTATACTCTCCCCAACCCTCTCTTGTTCTATCTCCGCCCCACTTAGACTTAAAGTAATCATGAACACCGTCAATATTAATCTTTAGTCCGTCTATTGTTGCTCCACCATCTACTTGACATGTCACATCAACCTCTGCTGAAGGAGAATTAATTCTCATAACATAGCTTATTGGTGTGTTGGAGTGTACAAATTGATTACGCCAAGATACTACAAGATCTGATTCAGTATTAGTTATAAACTGCTCTTCAAGCAACCTGCACCTGTGATCCCAATCGCAGTCGTCAAAGTTATAGGGATAAAAGTTTTCATCAAAATATCCAATTGCTCCAACCAACTTTTTGTTTATTCCAGCAAGATGCCACCCATGTTGTGTTCTAAACATCAGTCCATTAAAATCTTGCAACATATCAACAATATGAGAAAAAGGTTTATTAAATAGCATTGATGATGAAACAAAAAATGTCCAGTCATGGTTCTTTTTTAATCCTATGTTCCATGCTCTTGACAATCCAATATTTTCTGACTGATACTCTACTTGAAAACCATATTTCTTTTCAAAGATTTCACACTCTCTGTTACCACTGTTATCTATAAGCAAAACATTCTTATCTCGTATAGACTCCATACAATTGTATATTCTTTCTGTTACCCTGTAAATAGGTATACAAATTAAATAATCAATGTTAGTATCTGTGTCCATAAATATATCCTCCTCGTTCTGGGCTTCCTAAAATTTCTAATCCAAACTGTTTAGACAGCTTTTCAACCATGATTCCAAACCTACCGTCAAAAGATTTATCAAACTCAAGTGTAATATATTTAATCTTTGCAAGTGTTTCAGGTGGTGTATTAATTATAAGATCAAACTCAGCACCTTCAATATCTATTTTTGCAACATCTATCTCATCAATGCTGTATAAGTCAATAAAGTTTTGAATTGTTATTGCTAAAACTTCTACAGACTCAGCGTATGATCCATCAATGATGCTGCTGTTTCCACCCTGATTGGTAATAAAGACAGTCTTTTTTTCATGCCAGATAGCATTATTTATAACTGTAATATTTTCTGTTGGATTGTTTTTAATATTTTCTTTTAACAATGAAAGATTGTTTGGCTCTGGCTCAACAGAGTAAACTTTTATCTTATTGCCTTCATCTCTAACCTTGTTAAAGTTGTCTACATATAGACTAACAGATCCAATGTTTGCTCCAATATCAAGAAAAACTCCATTATCTTTAAATTGATGCTCATGTAGTCTATAAACATTTTCATTCCATGTCTCATCAACTACCTTATAGTCTAGGTTATGATCATTGCTTGGATCATCTAGCAACTCTCTAATTGTAAAGGAGTAGTTTTCATTTATTGTTTTATGATTCATACTGATATCTCTTTTAGTATGTGTTGCCATCTATGCTTGTATGTATATTTACTCTTAACTAACTTGTGTCCTGCTAATCTAATTTGTTCACGTTCATCATCATGCTCAATGTAGTAATCAATTAACTCTTGAAGTTGTTTAAAATTACCGTACTCATAGAATACAACATGCTCTTTATCTTTAAACTCATTCTCTAAACCTTTGATGTATGGATGTATTAAAAATCCACCACGACCCAATGTTTCATATATTCTGTCTGACCAGTAGTCAGGGTATTTAAAATCAATGCACAAGGTATCACCAACAACTACTTTTGTAGACCAGTAAAGCTTATTAAGGTCTAGTCCTCTTACATATTTAACTCCACCGTTGCCGTAGTGCTCAAACCTATTACCATAGGTTACGTCTAACCAATTAATTAATTTTGAACGGTATGGCCATTCAGGATGATATTTGCTACTACCAACAAATATAACATCATGCTTCTTGGTAACATCTCTAATCATACATTCAGGACCAAAGACACCAGCAGGAATGTAATGTCCTTTTACGGCGGTATTGTTATTAAACCAATCAGCCATCTTCTTATCAACAGTAAAGAAGTGATCAATCATCTTATATACAGGAAATGATTCAAGATCTTTCTCTCTTTGCAGACCAAACCACAGGTCAAGGTGGTATGTCATGCTTGGAATAGATAAGGTTTTTAATGTTTCAAGAAGCTTTTCCATAGTTATTTTACCTGGAGTATTCCATCCATGTGTATGTATCCAGATAAACAAATCGCTATTTACGCATGCAGATAATATATCTTGTGACTTAGCATCAGACTCTTGTAGTCTAATTACATTGTGTCCTAGTTCTTCTAGTGAGTTTGCATGGTGAGATTCGCTTGTGTAATCAACACGAAAATTACCTAAAAAAACTATATTCAACAAATTCCCCCATTGTATTGTAAAACAATTGTATCACAAGGCGTACCTATAAAGAGATTTGAACTCCTGACCTAACGGGTAGAAACCGTCCGCTCTTCCGCTGAGCTATATAGGTTTGGTGCGCTGTGTAGGACTTGAACCTACGACGACCAAATTATGAGTTTGGGGCTCTGACCAACTGAGCTAACAGCGCCAAACAAACTACTTGTCTTGTTTAATACCAAATGTCATTACGAAATATGAAACGGCATATCCAAGTACAAATGCCCCAATAGATAAAAGAATTACTTCAATCATGATGTTACTCCTTCCGTATCATCTTTACGCCAATGCAAATATGATTTAACATATACCGCTGCATATGCTAATGCAGAAAATATAAATCCATACTGTTCTGTATTGATAGCATAGGCTATCCAAAGTACTTCATTAAATAAAAGAACATACCATCCCCATATGGTTTTGCGACCAACAAAAAAAATTCCTGTAACGCCTATAACTGCCAATATCCATGACCACATCATTTTGTTGAGCCAATCCATAAAGCAGATGCACCACAGATGCAGCCTATTGAAGAGCCCAGGAACTGCTTTGTTTCAATTGTAATCTTTGTTTTGCAGTCTGGTAGTTTACATACATAAATCATCTTATTCATTATGTTCAGGTACCTTTTCATTTTGTCCTCTAGCAATTGCAGCACACACCTTAAAGGCAGCCTTTGTCCTACGACTCTTCATAAAGCCTAGCCCCTGCCATACTGGCACGGTAGCCTCAATGTCCTGAGCAATCTGCTCTCTAATTTCTTTTACTGTTGTAATGATTAGCTCCATTACGTATGCCTTTTGATCTTCGTCAAGATCTTTTGTCCAATTTGTTGTTTCCATGTATCAAGCATACCAGAAAATGGACGGTACTGCAAGTGTGGTATGATGACTATATGTATGAATGCGACCATCAATTAACACCAATAGTATACGGATACATGCATGGACACATGATTAGTCAATTAAACAATCATGAAGTAATGTATGGTGGAATGACAAAGACGTCAAACTCACCAGAATGGTTTTGTATTAAATGCCTTGAAGATGTATACCTTTAGTCAATCCTGTCTAAATCTTCAAGACTATACACCCCGTATAAATTCATCATTTCTTCAGGACTAAACTCTTGGTCAAATGTTTCTTCAGTATCCACCTGTGCACTCATTCCTTGTGTGAAATAATCTAATCTTTGTCATAATTTTGCGGGATGGAGCAGACATATCATCCTTACAAGTTAAACACCTATAAGACCATTCCCCAGTAAAGAAGTCATGAACATAACCTTTAGCATTAGCATACTTCTTAGCTACAAAGGTTTGGAAAGGATCTGGAATATCGTAATGCTTATTCAAAATCTACCTGATACTCAAACATATTTGACTCACCTCTTGCAACTTGAGCAGCCCAGGTAAGTGCATGGTAAACAGCAATCTCAATTTCATCTACAGGAGGCATAAGTCCATCTATCTGGTCCTCAATCTGTCTGGCTATCTCTTCTCTTAGCATCATGTCATCTAGACTCATAGTCTACCAACTAAAATAGAAGCCATCTTCAGACCCCTAACAACACCGTCGTGGTATTCTTGGTTCTTAATTACTTTAGTTGTGTCCCAGATGCGATACGATTCTTTATCTAGCAGTTCTGCTATCTCTTTGTTTGTCATACTTCTATTATACAGTTTTGATAAAGCATTGTCAACTATATTATTTTTCCCAATATGCTATACCATCTTCATCATAATCATCCCAATTCTGACCTGACACATCTGTTTTAAGTTGATCTAGCCAAGCACTGGTATCTAATAAATAATATGTGCCCCACCATTCGTAAGGCTTATTAAGATACTTCCACATTTTTGCGTGGTATTTATAACGAAAACCTAAGTTACTATCTAAAGACTCATCTAAGTCAATAGCTTTAACTAGGTGATTACCAGCATGGCCTCCAAGAAAATTACCAATCCACCTAAGAGGAAGTATCTTGGTTCTCTGGATCTTTGTGCTTTTCATCATGTTCCCATACCACCATTCCATCTTTCCAAGAAGCATTATATCCTAATGCTTTCCAGTCCATCCTTAAAATACTACTCATTCCTTGCGACCTTAGCAGCCATCAAACGCATGCCTAAAGCATTTGTAATGGAATCTTGAATAGGAAGTGCCTCAATAGCTTTTGCTATCTCTTCTCTGATATCTTTTTCATTCATATATCTATCATACCGCACAATCGCCTTTAAGTCAAGTTAAAAAATGGTTTTCAAGTTCGGCGGCGATATAGAGGTATCAAACCACCCCCTGCCCTACACGGGCACTATTGGTTAATATCCTGGTCTTTATGCCATATTAAGAAACACTTAGTACAGGTGATTCCATCTTCACGCATATACCAAGTATGGCTACACTTAATTGACACACCAAACCCTACCATCACTCATTGTCTGATGAGTCTCCCAAAACAAGGGATCTTTGTGGGATAAACCACACTTTGCACATTCGTTCTTAATAATTTCTACTTCTCCAATTTAGCAGGGTATAGAGATATTTACCATACCAAGTCTTATTACAACGTCTAATACCCGCTATCCCATAGTGATCCATAAGAAATAGGGTTAGCTTAGCCTTGTCTTTTGTTCTGATGAATTTGCCACAGTCAATACATGATTCCAGGATATACATAGGCAAAGGTTTGTCATAGTCTACTTTTTTCATATAACCATTATCTCAGACTTTGCACGGTATGTCAAGAAGGACACAATTACCCCTATAGTAAATACACTATATCCCCATATGCCCAGTAGCCTAAGAGCGTGTACCGTTTTTTATTTAGAGCAGATAAGGCAGATAAAAGGTTCGTCATTTGCCTTAATAAAGAGCTTATTACACTTACTACAGGCTACCTTAAAAGGTTCTTCCATGTATGCTTCTAGATTGTCTAGTATTCCCATTACTTACAAACCATACAGTAGTAAGGAGCACGAAGGTTATCCACATGGGTGTAGATGGTTTGAGCACACTTATGGCAGTTGATATGTACCATATCTGGATCTGAAGTAGGGATTGAGAGTTTAAGATTCTTTGTGTAATATACCTTGGTTAGATACCACGTTAATAATATTAGAGTTAATGTTAGCATCATACTATTCTATCACATCAATGTTAACTGGCTGGATATCATCATCCATAGCTCCACAGACAGTACAGGTTACCTGACCATCAAGGTCTAATTCATAGTCGCATCCATACTTTGTACATGTCATTTGAAAAAGTCTATTCCTATATACCATTTAAAAAGATACAAACCTATCTCCCACTCATGTCTGATGGGATATCCCCAGTCATGAACATATATCCCAAGAGAATAATTGGCAGTCATCCTACCATAGTGTAGTTTCATATATCCATCATATCACAAGGTTGTCCACATGTCAAATAGATAGTTATCCACAGGTAAATAGGTGTGGTTTGGTAGAGTTATCCACAGATTTAGAGAAGTTATCCACAGGATAGATCTTACTGATATTTTTTAGATTTAACTTTTATGGAGGAAAGTGGAGTGAAGTGGAGGATTGAGCATTTATACAGATCGCGTCGTAATGTCCACGGCTTTTAAAGGGGCCTGCCAAACCTCACATACCAAACCTTTCTTTCTCCAAACCTTCATTTGGGGCATGCAGTATACCATCCAAACCTCTATTTGTCAAACCATTTCCCTATAAAAAACCTATACAAAATTGCCCAAAATGTCCAATAATTTAATAGAAAGGTTTGATAATATTTAATAATATATCCAAAACCAGGAGAAAAGGTTTGTTATTATATAGGGGTTATTTGGTATAGCTTTATCCCTGTCCCGCTGCAGGATTCTTAACAGGATAAGCAGACATCGCTGGCGGGACGGGATCAATAAAGGATATGAATATACATAGTAGTAGCTATACAAACCATACATTCTGGTTTTAAGGTTTGGCTATGAATCTGGAAAATATTTTGATTGCTCGTAATGTCTTTTTA